CCGTTCCATATAACGTAAACGCAATAGTTTTAAAGATATGGGAAACTCCGCCGCTCGTGACTGCAATATAATTGCTATTATGTGCTGTGCTGGAACCGATGAATTGAGTGAGGGAGCCCGCAACAGGGCTTCTCAATACATCGATGGAAAACGCGAAAAGTACTCTATCCCTACGATGGAAATTCGCCAAAGTTTTGTTGAAGTCCCTATGGTCCGCCTACAGGCCGTGAGTAATCATACTCACGGTTTGTCAGCCGCGGACCGTAGCTCAGGATCGATAATGATCGGCAATATTGCTGGAGCTTGTGGTAAGAAACCTGTTTATTTTCAGGGTTCTTCTGCTGATGTTCGCAATGGCCGTATGATATCGCGCGACTATCACTGGGTAAAAGACATAAACGCGCCTGCGTCCTCTTATGCACCGCATGATGAGGATTTGGTTGCGATGGTCGATGTCGACTATTACGTTGACATGAATGAGTTTCTGTTAAGGAACTTTAGGCCAATTGTCCTTTACACCTTTCAACCGCAAACGCTAGGTTGTGCTGAAGGGGAGTTTAGTTTTTGTTTCGATGATCAAGGGCGCGTCAGGTATGACGTGTCCGGTGGCTCAGGATATGCTCACCATGTCTGGCATTACATCGGAGACTCAGTTAAGGTAACCAAGAAATTTCTTGGGTTCACCTACGAGTGTTCGACGTTTGCGCTGGAAAAGCGGGCAATGGGACCACACCACCAATTAGTGTTGTTCGCACCAATAGCGAGGTTCAAGGGAATCTCAGCTTGGGTTGCTGACAAGCTGTTAGCTGGTGACGATCTGAAACGCCTAGACCCTCGTGTAGGTAATGGTTTTACGCGGATGCAAGTTCAGTCTACGGAAGGGCTGTTCGTGCAGACCGGCAAAATCAATAACCACGCGTTTGCCAATGTCCCAAAGCATGTGGACGACGAGATCGCTTCTGTGGCCCGTGTCAGCAAGACGTTCACCATTTCTATGGTGAAACAACGCTTGAATGACACGAATGCGCCCGGAACGACGTTGCTACATGAATACCACTTGTTGAAGTCGGTGCTTTGGGGTCCTAAGGTTGCTGTGGTGGACCCGTATGTTCGTTCGTATCAATTTATCGAAAAACTGTCTGATCTTGATGAAGACAGCAAGCCGTCTATGGTTTCATTTATGAATCCCATAGTGGACGCCGCGTACTGTCCACTCTTAGGAGTGAACAATGAGAGACGCGGTGTTTTGAAACGGATTACTGAGTTACAAAAGAAGCCTTTAGAACCCACCCCTTTCTTGCTCCAATGCATGGAGGAATTTGTGGATCTATTAGCTGAAGGACTAGGGGGAAAACGTTTGTTTCCTGTCGAGATATCTGAGGTTTATCTTCGACAGTCGAAACCGACACAACAGCGGATATTGGAGTCCGCTGAGTATGAAGGTGCCACGACCGAGAGCAAAACTTTCGGCAAACGTGAAGCCTATCAAACTCTTAACGACATGCGAATAATATCGCAGATCAACGGGGTGGACAAACGTGATTACTCCACGTTTATGTACGCTCTAGGGGATTACCTGAAGGACATGCCATGGTATGCATCAGGAAAGTCGAATGTTGAAATCGCTGACCGCATTGCGGACTTATGCGAGAAAGCAAAGAGTCATGTGTCGAACACGGATTTTGCCCGATTGGATGGTACTATCAATGCATTGCTGCGACTGTTGGAAAGAATGGTCATGGTAAAGCTGTTCCATCAACAATACCAAGAGGAGATGTTGAGAACTATGAAAACTCAACGTAACTTG